AAAAAAAGGGTAAGCAGGTACTTACCTACCTACCCTAATTTTTGGTTAATTTAATTTATTAAGAATAAAGAACAATTTCTGATCCTATTCCGTACTGTACTCCAGAAGTAAATCTCATAACAACTCTTACGTTTTGAGAACCATCTAAGTCAGCCATATCAATAACTTTTACTTCGTTGTGATCTGATAATAATCCAGTTCCAAAGTATAGGTTTGATTTTTGAGCAGCAACAGCTCTGTTGTCAGCTAAACCGTTAGCAACAAATAATTTTACACCATCAAAAGATAATGCTCCATTTTGCCACCACATAGTTCCTTGTCCTCCAACTCCGTTAGCTCCTATGTCAGATACATTTTCTGTTCCAGCAGCATTTTGTAGTATTCCAAATCCTCCTAGTGCTCTAATGTAAGCTCTAGCAATGTTTTGTGATACATAGATGTATAAATCTTCTTTACCGTAAAGTTGAGAAGGAATAGCATCAACAATAGCTCCTAATTGAGCAATAACGTTAGCAGATGTTACAGTAGCAGCAGCAACGTCAATAACGTCAGCATCAGCAGCCATTAAAGTTGTAAATCCGTCAAATTCACCAGCGTTAGCATTAACGCCTTTCCAGATGTTGTTTTCTGTTTTTTCAGCAACTAATCCTGCAACATGACCAATTAAGAAGTCACTGAATTTAGGAGGTAAGTTGTCAAAAGCAGAGTAACCCATAGATACAGCTTCCCAGTCAGATCTGAAATCTTTCTTACAAAGCTCTAGGTTTACTTGGAATTCTTCTGGTTGAAGAACTCTCTCAGTTAATGTAATAGTTGCAGTGTCAGTAAAATCACAAGTTGCATCTTTGATTACGTTAGAATCAGTAGCAAGTTTTTTGATTACTTCTTTGAACTTTACGTTTGGTTTGATTTCAATACCACCTCTATCTAGTGTAACACCTGATAACAAAGCAGCAGAAATATACTTACCTGCAAATTCTCCAGCATAAGTAGTTGTAATTGATGTAGTAGTAGCCATTTTTTAATTAATTTTTAGTTTTAGTTTATTTTAAATTAGCAATTCTGTTCATTACCCTATCTCTAGTGTTCATTATTCTGTTTTGAGCAAAAGATTTGAGGTTTTGTTTTACTTCCCCTTCAGGGTTGTGTGAGATTGGTTCAGAAGCAGGTTCAGCAGACAACTTTTCTATTTCTTTTTGCATAGATAGTTTTTCTTCACCGTAACCTAATTTCATTTCTTCAATCATTCCTTTTAATTCAGAGATTTTCGATTCAAATTCGTCTCTTCCAACGTATTTAGTTTCATCCATCTCAATTTCTTCAGAAACTTCCTCAACAGTAGGAAGCTCTTCTTGTAATTCTTCAGAAACAACTTCTTCAGTAGATAAATCCTCTTTTACATCTTCTTGACAAGCAAGTTCAGTAAGTTCTTGTGATTTTAATTCTTCTTCTTTAATTTGTTCCGATAGATTTACTTCTTCTTTAACTTCAACTTCTTTTACTTCATCTTTTTTAACTAATGATAGTTTTTCCATGATGTCGTTCAAAATTGATGTAGCTTTAGTGTTTTCCATAAATTTCGATTTATAAATTAATTTATTATTAACTAACTCGGTATTAAAATGCTGTTAGATTTTTATACTTTTCCAACACCTTGTGCTCTTAATGTGCCATCACAACACTTTCTTGAATAAGTACCATTTTTACACAAACATCCTCTTCTTTTACTTTTAGGAGAGCTATTACTTACAGTTTCGTTGTTTTTTGCCATTAAATTATTGTTTAGGTACGCAATTAGGTACTTTTCTACCGTCTTTATCTTTCATTCCAACTTGTTCATATCCTGCTTGACATGGATCGTCATCGTTTAAATCTAATTCACCAAGTTCTCTTAGTTTACCTCTTGACCAAGCTAAACCTGCTTTACCACCCCATAATAAATATGATATAGTTCCACAAGCTTTACTATCTCCAGCATCATAATAAGTTTCTGCTCTTGATAAGTAAGAATACATCCTCTTAATCGTTGATACAGATAATTTTTCTCCTCTAGCTAATTGTTGAGCTCTTACTTTACCTACGCTAGTTGCACATTTATTATTTACTTTTTTATTTAGTTCAATACCTCTTTTAGCGTTGTTTCTAACACCACTTCCGTAATCACTATAAGTTTTAAACTCATACTTATTGTCTAGTATTGAATTAGCAATCTCTAACAATATTTCTGTAGCTTCTTCTTCATTATGTATTTCTTCTAATTTACTCATAGCAATTTTATCAGTAAAATACCCTTCTATAGAAAATCCTTTTACTAAACCTGTTTTAACATAGTTATCCCAAACCTCATCATTATTTACTTTCATAGAAACCATCCATGTTCCTATTGGCAAATCCATACCGTACTTTCTTGACTTATCATGCACTTCATCTTCTATGATCCACGATTCAACTACAGACAACCCATACAATTCAGCTTGATGTTCTAATGTAGATTTGTTTTGATTACCTCTCATTAAGAATAATTGAGACGCTTGTCTTACTGTATCTTCACTAAAGAATATATAATACTCATCCTCACCATTTCTTCTGTATATATTTTTATTAGGCACAAGTGCAGCTCCCATTAATATCTTTTTTTCTTTATCAACTTCAGCAAGTTTTACTTCATGTTGTTTAGATAATGCAATAAAGTTTTCTTCTATTGCTGGTTCATCTACAATAGATATAGCTTCTATTCCAGATAACTCTTGTTCTTCGTCTATAATTAACTCTACTATTTTCATATTGAATTTATTTTAATAATTAACCTATTGTTGCTCCTGTTGTTATACTTCTATCTAATTCTTGAGCTGTACTAATATCTCCGCTTACTACATAAGCTCTTAATGGTTGACCAAATTGTGCACCAATAACTTGACCTAATTGATTTACACCGCCTTGTCCAACTACATTAAAATCTGGTGCTTGCACTTGTACATTACCTTGACCTCCTGTAACTGCTGACGTTTCTTTCATTGCAGGTGATTTAACTGATAGTATAGCTTTTACGTTTGCTAAACCAGATAAAACTGCTGTTGCTGCTGCTATTTTTGCTCTAATAGGAGAATCAGGGGTTAGTTGCATTTGACTTTCGTATGCTTTTTGTGCTGCTGAATAAGTTGATACTAAAGTTCCTGCAACAGCTAAAGCTTTCCCAACACCAGTAGCTTTACCTGCAATATTAGACGCAGACATCAATCCTTTTCCTATATTGTCTAACGCTTCTAATTTAGATTTGGTTTCTAACTCGTCAATTTTTTCTGATGTTTTTTGGTTATCTTCTTTATTTTTTAATCTAACAGCAGCATAATAATTTTCTATATCTGTTACAGCTTTTTCTTTATCTTCTGTAGATAATTTTAATTTATCTAATGCTAATATTGCTAGCTCTTCTTCTTTAGCAACTCTAGCTAATTGTTTTTCTTCAAACAGTGCTAGCTCGTCTTGAGTTTCTGGATCATCAAGTGTGTCTTCTTCTACTTTTAAAGTTTTTAACTGATATTTGTTTCTTATCTCTTGTAATTTTAGTTCTTTTTTCTCTTCAGCTTCTTCTTCAAGT